AAATCGATTTGAAAGCAGTTGGTGTAATGACCATCGGTAACAACCTTACTGGTTCAGTTTATACATCTTATGTAGACAACCCAGCTCTTCGTAGCTTCGTTAACCCACACCTTAGAAGTGTGTTCAACATAATCCCAGTATCAACTGGCTCTGTATCTTTCCCAAGAGGTAACACTCCAGTAGGTGAAGGTTCTTTCGGTAAGCAAACTGAAGGTTCTGCAAAGCCACAAGTTGATTACGATGTAACAGTTGTAAACACTGCGTTGTCTTTCATCGCTGGTTACGCTAAGGTATCTCGTCAGATGATTGATGATTTGCCATTCTTGCAGGCTTACTTGCAGCAGTCATTGATTGAAGATTTCCAAAAGGCTGAAGATACTTATTATCTTAACGCTATTGCATCTTCTGCAACTGCTGGTTCTTCTTCTGGTGCTAACACCGCTGAGAAGTTCATTGATTATGTTGCTCAGTTGGGCGCATTGAACTGGACTCCAAACCTTGCTTTGACCACTCACGCTGGTTGGGCTTCATTGTTAAAAACCAAGCCAGCTGACTATTCACTTCCTGGTGGAATGGTTATCGACAACAATGGTAACGTAAGAATCGTAGGTGTACCAGTTATCCCTCACTCTTTGGTTACTGCTTCTAAGATCTACGTTATGGACACTACTAAGTTCGCTATTGCTCAGCAAAGCGGTCTTGCAGTTCGTTCTACCGAGTTCGATCAAGATGATTTCATCAAGAACCTTATCACTTTCAGAGCAGAAGCTCGTTGCGAACTTCTTCAGTTCCAACCTTCGGCGGCGATTTATGGTGCTATCTAAGGTTTATAAATATAGGGGAGGGAGTTTCTCTCCCCTTATTTTTACTTATGAAAGTTAGACTACTTACTACCGAAGGATCACCTACACTTGATGGCGCATTAAGTGAGATTAATAAATTAGGAATAGAAGCAAAGGTTGTGTATGCCGAAAAGCATTCCAACCCAAAGACATCATATAATATCTCTATTAGTAATATTTGCAAGGAGATTGATGATGTTTTGTATTTTTTTGAGGATGATGTTGAGATAAGAGAGAATGAGCATTTTATTGCTGCTTTAAGGCAGTTACCTCCAGATTGGGAGATTTGCTATTTAGGTGCAAACCTTGTAGCACCAATAGAGAAATATAGTGAGAATTTATATAGGACTTTTGGTTGTTGGACTACACACGCAGTAATGTTCAATAATCCAAAAGCCATTTGTGAGGGCTATACAGACACATCAGTTATGTTTGATGATTGGTTGAAGGAGAATGTTCATCCAAGAGGAAATAGCTATATTATAACCCCTATGATAGCTTGGCAGAAGCCACATCAATCTGCACTATGGGAACATTATGCTGATTATAGAGAGATTTTTGACAATAGTGCAAATAAACTAATTTAAAAGGGATGAAATATTCACCCCTTTTTTGTATCTTTATGTATACCAAAACAATAAAGATATGACAAATGTAAGTGAAATTTGGATAGCTTGCTTTAATTACGAAGAAAAATTTGAAGTAAGTAATTTAGGAAGAATAAGGAATAGGATAAATGGCAGAATACTAAAGCCATCTCCTTGCAAGAAAGGATATTTAAATATCAGATTATTTATCTCAAAAGATAATTTTAAATCACATAAACTACATAGACTTGTAATGAATAGTTTTAGTGAAATAAAAAATCAGCCACAAGTCAATCATATTAATGGTAAAAAGCACGATAATAGACTCGAGAACTTAGAATGGTCAGATAATTCAAGAAATATTAAACACGCTTGGCAAACTGGTTTATTTAAACCAAAGGCAAAAAAAAGTATAGATAATCATTTTGCAAAATTATATATGCACAAAGATTATGGGACTTTTAAAACACTAATAGAAGCCGCAAAAGAATTTAATGTTACAAGACATACTATACATAAAAACATATTATTTAAACAAAAATATATAAGAGTGTGAATATACTATTTTCTATACACTTATATCCTCCACAACATTTATGCCTCTTGGGGGTGTGTCTTAACTGATGCACCCTCAAGAGGTAAAAACTGCGGAGCAGAGAGTATGGCTCATAGAATAGCTAAGCATTTGCAGAGCAAAGGACATAATGTAAGGGTATTACTTCATCAAGCTAATCATTATAAAATAACAAATACTTATAGTTATGATGGTGTAGATGTATTTCCTCCTAATGCTAATGTTATTGAAAACTTATTTAGATGGAGTCAATGTGTTTTCACACATTTAGACTACACAAGATGGACAATAGGTGCTGCTGGTTTATACAAAAAACCAGTCTTTCATCTTATCCATAATACCCATAAATATCCTGAAATTGAGAATGCTAATAGTTCTCAACATATAGTGTATAACTCTTTATGGGCAAAAGACAAATTGGGTTACAAATGGAGTAACTTTATACTCACACCACCTACTGATTATCGTGATTTTGATTTAAAGATAGATACTGCTGATAATGAGTACATTACGCTTATCAATCTGAATGAGAACAAAGGCGGTGAGATTTTTTATCAGATTGCGAAGGCTATGCCTCACAAGAAGTTCTTAGGTGTTAAGGGGTCTTATGACGAACAAATAATTAAAGACTTGCCTAATATAACTTATATTGACAAAACCACTGATATACTTTCCGTTTACAATAAGACTAGAATACTGCTTATGCCAAGTAAATATGAAAGCTGGGGCATAACTGCAACAGAGGCAATGTGTAGCGGAATACCAGTTATAAGCAGTGAGGCAGAAGGATTGAAAGAAAATTGTGGGAAGGCTGGAATATTTATAAAGGATAGAAATGATATTGAAAGCTGGGTTAAAGAAATTACGAAACTTGACGATGCCAAAGCCTACGCAGCAGCATCTAAAAAAGCAAAAGGAAGAGCAAGAGAACACGACCCAAGAAAAGCACTTGATGAGTTTGAGCAGTGGCTCAGAGAAGAAGTTAATAAATACAACGGATAAGTATGGCGATTTATATAGATAGTATCATAGTCACCGCTGACGCAAGTGTAGAGCCAGTGAGCCGCACACAAGCCAAAGATTGGATGAGAATCACCTATAATACTGACGATACTTTGATTGATGAGCTTATTACAAGCTCAAGAAAGCATTTAGAGAAACTAACAGGCTTATCACTTGTCAACAAGACAATTAAGAGTTACGTAGAACTAACTGGCGAAGTGCCAGCAGTTTGGATGGTGGATTTGCCTTACGGACCACTTGGTTGTGTTGACTTGGTTAGATATAAGAGTGGCATAAACCTATGGGATACTTTGGATGTGAACGAGGACTATGAGAAGATTGGTAATAAGTTGTGGTTCTATATGGCTGGTACTTATGAGATTACTTACCAAGCTGGCTATGGTAGCATCCCAGCAGATTTGGAGAACGACATCCTAACCCTTGTGGCTTGGATGTACGAGAACCGAGGTAAGAAGATGAACGCAGATCCTAAGCAAAGCATATCACAATATCCTTTCTGGAATGGTCTGAATTATCATCAATATAAAAAAGTTGTAATATAATGCTTAAATTAGATATTAAGCAGAGTGATATAAAAAAGACTGAAAGTAGTATTGAAGCTATTATAAATAAAAGGATGCTTGAAGTAGAAAAAGCATCAATAGAATCTTTGAAAACTATGGAAGCAGAAGCAGTAGCAGCGGCTCCTTCAGGAAAAACTGGCAGATTAAAAAGTTCTATAAAATGGGAACAAGTTGGCAAATTAAATTACCAATTAAGAGCGGATGCGCCTTATGCAGCTTATGTGGAGTTTGGTACTGGACCTTACTTTAAAAATTATCCAGGTAAGGAATCATTTTGGCAAAAAAAGGCAAAAGAATATTTTAAGACTGGTAAAGGAACAACATATCCAAGACCATACTTTTATCCAACTGTAACTAAAAATATTATTAAACTTAGGGAAAAATTAAAAAATATTTTAGGTAAAAATGCTTGATTGTAGTAATAATGTCAGAGTGATTTATGTCAATGCCTTAAATGGCAACTTGTCTTACAATGGCAAAGATGTGCCAGTGTATGGACAAATTCCATTTGATACTACACCACAAAACTATGTAATAATTGGCAACATAACTGAATCAAGTGATAATACCAATCATTCATTTGGTAACAATGTAGAGGTAGTGGTTGATATTTTTAGTGAGCAATATAGAGTAAATGACTTAGGAGTAGTTGATAATATTGCATCACAAATTTTAAATATACTTATACCTGATACTCAGGTAGATGGATTTGATGATGCTAATTTTGAAGTATTTCCTATTGGCAGATCAAGTTCAAGATACTTACCATTGCAAGATGGCGATAATTATGTAGCAAGAAAAATTATAACAATAAACAATTTAGTAAATCAAAAATAGAAAACAATGGCACAAGTATTAGGTAGTTTACAAAACATTGAGATTGATGTAGCTGGTGGTACATCTTATAAAAATCTTGTATGTTTACGTACATCATCTGTTAACACCACAATGGATGCAACAACTGAGCAAACTAACTGTGGAGTATTGACTTCACCATCTGAACCTCAGATGAATCTTGATTTTGATGCAATTTGTGAGACATCTCCAAGTATTGCTCAAGTATCTTATGAAGATTTATTGGCTGCAATGGTAAACAAAACTATTGTTGCAGTAAGAGTACAAAATCCAGTTGTAAGTGGTTCATCTGCTGGTGCAGCGTATTACCACGCATTTAGTGGTTATATCACTGACCTTACTTTGAACCAATCTACTACTGAATTTATCAATTTCTCTGGAACAATCCAATCTACTGGCGCTTTGGATGTTGTAGCTTAATTTAACTTATGAACTATACTACTATTACTATTAACGACCAAAAGGTCGGACTTAAATTTGGGATGGCTTCGTTCAGATACTTATCTGATAAGTTTAAAGATGGCATCTCTTTTGAAAATGGCGAACTAAATGAGATTGGAGTAGCACACTTGGTTTATAGTGGTTATTATAATAACTGCCTTGTAAAAGGTGTTTTGCCTGAAATGAAATTTGAAAACTTAGTAGATTATATCGAAGCCAATATAATGAAGAATGAGTTTTTAGAAGAACTAAAAACCGTTATAAATGTTTGGGGTGAAAGCGATATGATTAAAAGTAATGTTGCAGCAGCCGAAGAAGTAGATGATAAAGCAAAAAAAAAGAGTTCACGTGGGAGGAAATAGAGGCTTACGCATTCGGTGAGTTGCAACTTCTTCCACGTGATTTCTTTGATATGAGTCCACGACATTTTTCTCTTATGCTGAGAGGTTATAATGAGAAGAAGGTGGATAACTATAAGCAGACAAGACTATTGATGTTTACAATGGTGCGTCTAATGGGAGACCCTAAGACTGCACCAAAGACACCAGAGGCATTGTGGGAATTACCAGGTGATGAGGTTAAGAAGCCTTCTGATGAAGAGTATAGAGAAGTCTTTAATAGATTAACAAAATGGCAGAAAACGTAAATCCTTTAGTATTACCAATAAAAGTTGATACATCACAAGTAACAACTGGTGTCAACGCATTAAGGAATAGATTAAGGGAATTACAAACAAATACCCTAACAGTTTCACAAAACATTGCTCAAACTGGCAATGCTTCTACGGTTGCTGCTAATGGTATGGCTGCATTATCAAATCAAGCAGCTTCAACATCAAATTCTTTAAATCAACTTGCCAATTCTTCTGTTAGAGCAAGAACAACATTAACATCTTTATCTCTAATTGCTCAAGATGCCCCATTTGGATTTATAGCAATACAAAATAACCTTCCAGCATTAATTCAACAATTTGGTTTATTAAGAGCAGAGGCTGGTAGCAATGGCGCAGCATTTAAACAATTAGGGCAATCATTACTAGGACCTGCTGGTGCATTTTTGGCATTTAGTGCCGTAACTGCTGCGGTTACATACGCAATAAGAGAGTATGGGTCATTGAAAAATGCAATCAATGCATTAATAGGAAGTAATGGAAAACTTTATCAAGAATTAACTAAAGTAAATAAAGAGTACGATAATTATTTAAAAAATAGCGATGGCTTAGATTTATCAATTTCTAAAACATCTGCTTCGCAACAAGGTCAAATAACAACAATACAATTACTTACTGAGCAAGTAGGTAATTTATCTTTATCAGAAAGTCAAAGATCAAATGCTCTAAAGCAATTAAAAGAAATTGATAAAGATTATTATGCAGGTCTTACTACTGCTGAATCTGATAGTGAAAAATTAAGAAAATCAACAGATTTACTTACTCAATCTATTATAAATCAAGCAAAGGCAAAAGGTCTTGCTGATACAATTAGTGAAATAACAAAGCAAATATCTGCTTTAGAATTTGCTCAAAAAAAATTAGCACCTGAGTTTACAAAACTAGCTAATCAAGCTGAGCCAGAAATAAAAAGACTTCAAAATTCACTACAACAAGGATTATTTGGTGGGTTTACAGTACAAGGATTGTTAAAAATATCAGAATTTGGAACAATTAAAGATGCATTAAGTAAAGGTGATGAACAAATAAATAATGAATTATCTAATCTTAATGCAACAAAAGAAGAATTAAAGAAAATACTAACAGAAATTACTCAAGCATTTACTCCTGATGAATCAAAAAAGGGTAAAGAATTTACATTAGGACTAGATGCTCAAGACTTAGATGCTGCGTTTAACTTAGATAAAATAATTTCAAGTATTACTAAATATGGTAATGCATTATTAGATACTAACAATTCTGTTGAGGAAAGAAAAAATGCCCTAAAGGAATTAATAGCAATCAATCCACAAGTATTTAGTGGTTTAAGTTTAGAAAAATCAGCTACACTAGCAAATAAAAATGCAATAGAATCATATATTAGGTCATTGCAAATATTAATAAAAGAAAGAGAATTTGATGCAAGATCTTCTAAAATAAATACAGAATTAAGAAATGCAGAAATAAAGAAAACAGAAGATGCAGTAAAAGTAAGTCAAGATAAAGTTAAAGCATACGAAGATCAATTTGATAATATTGTAAAATTAACTTATGCTCAGGATGAATATGGAAATTCAACTGATAAAATAACTACTAAATCACTTTCATTTTTAAAAGTATTAAAGCAACAACAAGATATTACTGCTGCTATAAATAAGGCATTAAATAATATATACGGACCAGGTACGGCAGATGAAAATGACCCAGTAAAAAGAGTAGAGGAATTATCAAAAAGAATAAAACAAGCCAAAGATAATTTTGAAAATACTATTAGAAAAGGATTGCAACAACCATTTGAGGATTTCTTTAGTACACTGATAGAGACTGGTAAATTCTCACTTGATAGTTTTGAGGGATTGTTTAAAGATATGCTAAAGCGTATTGCTGCACAAATTGTATCAGCTGGTATAGCTAAGCTAATTAGTAGTATTTTATTTCCACCAGGTGCAACTGCTGATGCATTAGCGGGAGCAGCTGCTGGAAATTCAAGCGGTGGTGGAATAATAGGCGCATTGATAAGTTTATTTGGAGGAAGAAGATCATATAATAATGTAAACTTTGGTGGAATGGAAGGTGGTGGAATGCAGATGAGTGGTCAAGTAGTATTTGTACAAAGAGGAAGTGATTTGGTGGGGGTATTAAATAGAACAAATTCAACAATTAACAGAGTTGGCTAAAGCATTAAAATATAGAATAGAGTTTTATAGCAAGGATGGATACCTTTGCCAAGTTGACTTTCGTTATGAGGGTTATACTGCTGGTGTTGTCTATAATTTAGATGGAGCCTCAAGACCATTTGTATTAAGAGAATTTAATACAGATGATGATTTATTTAAGCCAATCAGACCATTACTTGCAGAAATAAATATTGTAACCAACTCTACATCTGTCAGTATAGATGATTTTTTGGCTGACCAAGATACAGACATTGAAGTAAGATTTACATTTAACGGAAGTATTTATTGGAGTGGTTTTGTATTACAAGATGATTTTCAAGAAGTTTATGAGGAGCAAAATCACATTCTAACTATTACTGCAAGTGAGGCATTAGGACTATTGAAAGATAGGCAACTTTCTGACGATGGAGTAGAGATAGAAGTTAAAAAGACACCATTAGAACTTATAGAACTTTGCTTACAAGATACATCTAAGCCACTTGTAGATTACACATTGATTAATAATTTGTATCATACAAGTATGTCAAGTACTTTGCCGAATACATCACTTAATCAATGTTTAATTGACCCAAGGACATTTGAAACATCTCCAAGAACTTATGAGGATTGCTACACAGTTCTTGATAAAGTAAATACTGCATTTAACCAAACTATTTTTCAATATGAAAATAGATGGGTAATACAAAGAATAGAGGACCTATATACAAGTGGTAATTTAAGAGGATACAACAAATTAAGTGGTACATCAACATCTTTTAACAAGAGATTTGATATAGAGGTAGGTGCAAATAGTGAGGTAAAACCTATTGCTCCACAAATGCTTAGGTTCATAAATCGTAAGCCAAAAGAGACTATTGTAACATTTGATTACGATAGGCTTGCTGAGGTTATTAAAAATAGTTCATTCTCAAGAGGAGCATTGATTGCTAGCTATCCTACGGAAAAGTGGTATCAGATTAATAACTGGACACCTAATTTATTAGCAATAGAAAATCCAAGAAGAGTAGAATTATACGAGTCAAAGTTTGGTGCATTAATTGATAATTATATTTTATTAAGAGAAGCAGTAGATATAACATCAGAAACCATAAAAGTTAATTCTGGTGAAACGGTTAAATTTAGTATTGATACAAAATATGTAACAACATCAAGTTTAGCTAATCCTGACTTTGTAAAACCTACGGCAGTTATTAGATTAACTGACGGAACAACAACATATACATTAACAGAAGATGGTGATTGGACCAATAGTATAGTTAATATAACTGTACCATATAGTAATAAGGTTATACAAACTCAATGGAACACATTAGAAGTTGAATCAACAAATATGCCTATTGGTGGGACTATTGAGGTGACACTTATTAACTCAACTAATGACAATGTTAGATATTTCAAAAATATGCAATTTGAAATACTTAATAGGGTTGATGGATTTATAGAAGGTTTAACTGGTATTGAGGCAAAGTTTATAAAGACACAAAATATTAAGTTTAATAATAATTACGATTTATATTTAAATGATTACATATCAGAATCTTATAAAGGATTGATTTATGAGATGGATGGTGAAACACCAACTGATTTTGAATGGTATAGATTTAGATATAGTGGAGAGAGGCAGTCATTTAAGAAGCAAAATGCCATATCTCATTGGTCTCACGATAGATATGATAGGGATAAGATTGATGCTGCATTTTACGGATTAACTTGGGCAGATGGAGCAACAACTAAACCAATAGGTTTACTTAACACAATTAAACTTGTTGATGACTTACCTAATAAGATTTTTTACATATCTAATCTAAAGGAGATTGACTTTTATAATGCAACTTGGAATTGCACTATGGAAGAGGTATGGGATACATCAAGAGATGGTGCAGCTGGTATTACAAGACAATTATCAGTAAATGTTGATACTGGAACATATCCTGGTATTATAAACGTAAAATATTTACCATCAACTAACCCCGACTTTGAGACAACTGGTGATGATGAATTAATTTATAATGGTGCAGAACCAATTACAGAAAACTTAACTGTTACTGTTAGCGGTAATATAACTGCTTACACTGGTGCAACACCAGTTTCAGTTGACTTTTTACTAAAGCAAAATGGTACGACTATAAAAACACAAACTATTTCTATAACTACGGCTGCTCCTTTCTTTTATTCTGTAAACCTATCACCAGCAACTGCTACAACTATAAATCCAAAGGATGTATTTGTTGTAACATTTTTAGCTACTCAAATAGGTAAAAGTGTTGATGGCATACAATTTATAGGTGGAATATTTGAGAGTACTACTTATACTATTCCAAACGAACTTAACTACGATCCATACACCGAAAAATATCTTTTTAAATAATGGCAGATACATTAAAAGCAGAAGGGTTAGTTATAGCGGCTATGGATGGCAGTGGCAATGTCTATCCATTTGCTTGTGCTACCAATTCTAGTATAACAATAAGTGGTGAGACATTAGAGATAGCTACTATATCTAATAACGCATTTAGGTCGTTTGTAAGTGGCAGACAATCATTCACAGTTAGTGGGTCGGGGCTTGCAAAAATGACTGAAACAAGTATGAATGGTATCAATTTTTTTGATAACTTTATAACTGGTACGAATACAAAATTTAAGTGCTTTTTAGACTTAATTGACAATCAGAACAACTATCAGTCTTATGAATTTCAAGTTATTATAACTTCACTTACATTAGACTCTACTTACGGAACTTTCCCTACATACTCTTATACTTTACAAGGAGCAAGTCCTATAACAGACACACTAATCAGGGACCAAGATGTTGTGGCGAGTGGTAAGGTGACGGCTGCGGCTGGTAGTCAGCCAGGTGGAACATACAAATTAGTAGCAGTAGGATACGGAGGCAAATGGTACTTTAACTACACAGTTACACTTGATGGTGTAACACCGATAATAAACTTAGGAGCTTCATTAAACGGAACGACTGTAACACATTGTTACACGGCAATATAAAAATTAATAATATGAAACAAATGATGGAAAACGTAAAGACAAGCCTTTTCGGAGCAGTAGCAGGATTGCCAATGATTTGGGAAGGTGCAATGGCTAATGATTGGAAAATGGTCTTAGCTGGTCTTGGAATGCTATTAGTTGGCATTTTTGCTTCAGACGCTAAAAAGTAAGAGATGGAGCAAGGGGTGATTGTAACGATAATTATTCAGACTATTGCTTTTGCAATGGCATTGTCGAAGATGTTTACGGATATGAAGATTAAGTTGAGAGAACTTGATCTTCGTGTCCGCACCCTTGAGAAAAAAGAGGATGAGATTGGTGAGAAGTTAGGGAAGATTTTCGATGCTCTGCAAGACATAAAATTGGAATTAAAAGATAAAGCAGATAGACAATGAGCGAACATAATTTAAAACAAATTAGAAGAGGTGACACTTGGAATATGAACTTAAAGTTCTACGAGGAGGAGTGTGAGGTCACCCCTATTGATGTTAGTTCTTGGACATTCAAGCTAATGGCTAAGAATAGTGCTGGGGTTACTCAGTTCACTTGGGATAATGCTACTTTTGTTGTTGGTGCTACCAATGAGAGAAGTGTGACATTAATACCTGCCGTTACGGTTGCCTATCCAATCGGTGAGTTCGCTTATGACTTGCAAGTGGTGAACCCAAGTGGTACATTCACTTATATGTACGGATATATCAAAGTTATTGACCAAATAACAAGCTAATTATGACAATAAGAGTAACATACAACACGGAAGATATTGCAACATATATCAGTCTAAGCTACGAGAACCCATCGATTGATGCGGTGTGGGGTCAGATAACTGGCACACTTTCTAACCAAACGGATCTGCAAAACGCATTAGATGCCAAAGTCCCTTATACAGGTGCGACTACTAACGTTAACTTGGGTGAGTTTGAGTTGAAGGCTGGTCAAATGACACTTGACATCACACCTACGGGTACGGCTGCGGTTGGTACTACAAGGTGGAACGATACGATAGGTAGCAGCGAGACCACCCTAAAAGGTGGTAGTGTTATTTTAAAGAATGGTGTGGACTTAGTGGCGAGAGTGGTAAATAAAGTTAGTCCTAATACTACACTAACTAAGGCAGCCTATCAAGCGGTAAGAATAAGCGGCGCACAAGGTCAAAGATTAGCGGTTGCTTTAGCACAAGCAAATAACGATAACAATAGTGCAGATACGATAGGTCTTGTTACGGAGACAATAGCAACCAACCAAGAAGGGTTTATAATGACAGTTGGTTCGCTTGAAGGTATAAATACAACGGGTTCGCTACAAGGTGAAACTTGGGCAGATGGTGATGTGATATATTTGAGTCCTACAACGGCTGGTGCTTTGACTAACGTCAAACCTATTGCTCCTCAACATATTATTGTCATAGGTTACGTTGAGTACGCTCACGCAAACAATGGTAAGTTGTATGTTAAGGTGATGAACGGATGGGAGTTAGGGGAGTTACACGATGTAGATACTACTGGTGCTACTAATGGTCAAGTGCTTAAATATAACGGAACCATCTGGACACCGAGTGGGGATGTAGGAATTACAAGTTTAAACGGATTAAACGCAACATCTCAAACTTTCGCAACGGGTACAAGTGGGACTGATTTCAATATCAGTTCAGCTACAAGTACACATACTTTCAATCTCCCTACTGCGAGTGGAACGAACAGAGGGTTACTAAGCAGTGCAGATTGGACAACATTCAATAGCAAACAAAACGCATTAACCAACCCAATTACGGGAACTGCTGCTGCTGGTCAAGTCGCATACTTCACGGGTGCGACTACACAAGCTGGGAGTAATAATTTGTTTTGGGATGCAAGTAATAATAGGTTAGGTGTAGGTACTGCAAGTCCATCCTACAAACTTGACGTACAAGGCACATCGGGAACTGTTGCTATTCGTGCAGCAAGTAGTACCGCTGGTGATATTTTATACTATGCAACTGGAACTGTTACTGGTAGTTTAAATGCGTTTACAACTGCTATAAATGCTACTGGTAGTGTTGGAGCAAGTTTACAAAATAACAATACTGCAACGGGTTCTTCTTTCTTGGACATAAGTGTTCCTTCTGCATCAACTGGAGACCCTTACATAACATTTACAACAAGTGGAGCAACGAACTGGAGCATAGGTACAGATAATAGCGATAGCGATAAATTGAAGATAGGTCCAGTATCTAACCCATCATTAGCTGGTGCAACTACATTAGTATTACATACAACTGGAAACACAAGTCTTGGTTCAACCACCGACTCTGGTCAACGCTTACAAGTAACGGGTGATACGTTATTGAGGGGTAGTGGAAATGGTAGTGGAACAACGGCATTGACGGTGCAGAATAGTGATGGAACGAATATACTTAGAGTTAGGAATAATGGTCAAATAGTTGCTAATTCTGGTATTTCTGTAGGAGCAATAAATACTGGGGCTGGTATATTTCCAACAGGAACTGCAGGTCAAGAAAGTATTACATTGCAGAGTTCAGCTTTTCCAAGTGATACAAATATTATTGATATTTTTTTAACAAATGGTCAAGGTGATGCTGCTCATACAAGTGGAACCAGAAATTTAGTTGATACATTTAGAGGATTTAATCCAACAAGTGGAACAGGTATTTATAATTTATTAAGAATTAGAACCACCATCAACCAAACTGGCGGTGCAAACGGAATCACTCGTGGTCTATACGTTAACCCAACCCTAACCGCTGCGGCTGATTGGAGGAGTATAGAATGGAGCAACAATACTGGATGGGGATTGTATGGTGCGGGGACTGCGAATAACTATTTGGGGGGTTCATTGGGAATTGGTAGTACGACATTGACAAACTATGCTTTAAGGATAGGAAAAGCAATAACAGGAAATGCTGCATCGGTTGGTATTGGTATTACATCAACAATTTCATCAGATGTAACTTCATCGGCTTCTTTATACTATTCCTTGCCATCAACACAAGCGGCAACTTTTACATTAACTGAACTAAGACATTTTGAAGCTGGATTTTTAACACTTGGGTCTGGTTCAACTATAACAAATCAAAGTGGCTTCTTTGCTGGAAATACACTAACACAAGCAACCAATAATTACGGATTTTATGGCAGTATTGCAAGCGGTACGGGTAGATGGAATTTTTACGCCGCTGGCACTGCCAACAACTATATGGCGGGGTCATTGGGGATTGGTGCTACGACATTGACTGGTTATAACTTTAGAATTTCTAAAAATTTAACTGGGTTTACAACTGCAATTTCATTACAAAATGACGCAGTAATTCAATCTGATGTACAAACATCAGCAACTTATTTTAGAACAATAGCGAGTACCCAAGCTGCTTCGTTTACATTATCGCAATTATTTCATTACGCAGCATTACAAGGAACATTCGGTGCTGGTTCAACTGTAAATAATCAATATGGATTTTATGTAGCAAATTTATCTACTGGACCTTTAACTTACGGGTTCTATGGTGATGTAGCAAGTGGTACTGATAGGTGGAATTTATACATGGCTGGTACTGCTGCAAATTTTGTTCAAGGGAATTTATTAGTTGGTACAGCTTCAAATGCAAATAACTATCAACTATATGTAGTTGGGGGAAGATTAGGTGTAAATAATGGTATTAGATTAGGTACAGGATATTCAGCAATAGATATTGAAACAGGTGCAAGTGGATTGTATTTAAGTGGGGCACAAGGTGCATTGAATCATATTTTTATACATACATCTGGAAACACATTATTAGGCTCTACGACTAATTCGGGCGAGAAGCTACAAGTCACTGGCACTGCGAAGATAACGGGGAATACAAGTATAGATACTGATACATTTTTTGTTGATGCTGGAAGTAATAGGGTAGGTATTGGAACAATTAGTGCAACTGCTAAACTTCACGTTTTAGGTAGCTTAGGTGCATTTAGAGTTTTAGATAGTGGTGCTGAAGTACATTTCAGTAGAGATGGTAACAATGATTTTTTCGCAAATGGTGGTGTATCTTCTCAATTAACAATAGGAGCAAATACTAACTTAATTTTTAAGTCTGGTACTGGATTACCAGAACGTATGCGTCTTGACGCATCTGGCAATCTCGGTATAGGAAACACTCCTACGGCTGCCCTTGATGTTAAAGCATCTACAACAAGTGCTGCTGCAATGAGATTGCGTAGCGGTACTGCACCAACAACACCTAACGATGGTGATATTTGGTTTGATGGCACTGATTTAAAAATGAGGATTGGTGGTGTAACGAAAACATTTACGTTAATATAATGAGAATAAACAAATCATTAATAACTTATATTCCGAGTAGTGGTAGTGGTAGTGGCTCTGTCACTTCCGTAGCACTAACTGCTCCTACTGGGTTTAGTGTGAGTGGATCACCAATCACATCAAGTGGGACACTTGCACTTAGCTTTGCGAGTGGGTATTCATTACCTACCACAACCAAGCAAGGGCAATGGGATAGTGCGTATGTTTTCACTAGTGGCTTCCCAAGTGGAACGGCTCAACAATTACTAAGGGTAAATACTTTAGGGACTGCATTGGAGTTTTTTACTCCGAGTTTCTTAGTATCAACTGATATTATCGCTACATCACCATTAGTATGGAATAGTGGAACAAAGACTATGAGCATACCAGTTGCTACAAATAGTGCTAATGGTTATTTAAGCAGTGCAGACTGGTTAACTTTTTCTTCTAAACAAAACGCCATCACTTTAACGACAACTGGAAATAATGGTAGTGCTACACTAGTTGGGGCAACTTTAAACATTCCAACTTATACCTTAGTTGGTTTGGGTGGTATGGCTAATCCATTTACCACTGGTATCGGTCAAATAATTTATTCTAATGGAGCAGGAGCACCTTTATCTTTAGCACCAAATACAACAACGACTAAGAAGTTCTTAGCAATGACTGGTGATGGTACTAATGGAGATGCTCCGTTCT